CCACGACTCGTCTTGTAGCCACTGCCGGTTTGTTCCCAAGGCATACCTCATTCTCCCGGAACTGTCTCGGTCAGAACCTCGCTCGGTACTGAGCCGCCGTCTGGGGCTGACGTGAGTTGACCGTGCCGTTGAGGTAGAGCTCGTAGTGCGCGTCGTAGCCACCCACGTTGAAGTAGGTCTCGTAGACCACCTGCCCCGCGCCCGTGCCCGCGTGGTCGCTCAGGTAGGCGTGGAAGGCGTCGATGAAGGCTGGGCTGTCCCCGCCCCCTCCAGCTGAGCTGGAGACGCTGGAGTTGCCCCACTCGGGGAAGGAGATGGGCTTGCTCCGGGCGGCGGCCTGCAGTCTGATGGTCTCGATCCGGGAGATCTGGGTGCCCTGGCAGGAGGCGGTCCCACACCATGGCCACTCGTTGTAGGTGTCGATCCCTACCACATCGAAGGCGCTGTTGGCGGGCCACATGTCAGTAGGCACCGTCCGTCCGGCACCGGGGTTGATGACAACCTTCACACCCGGGAACTCCTTCCTCAGGATGGCCGAGGTACGGGCGAAGGCGTTCCGGAAGTCGGTCTGCCCCTGGGCCGTGCGAGCCACTGAGTAGGGCATCCAGTCCCCGTTGAACTCGTAGTAGGGGTTGATGTAGACCTGCCCCTTGCCCGTGCGCAGCTCCTTCGCCTTGCGCGCCACAGCGGTCCAGAAGGTGTCGTTGGCACCGTTGGCCTCAGCAGACCAACCCTGCCAGTTGGCGGGTGAGGAGCTGATGCTGACCGGGCCGTTGAACCCTGCCCACTCCCCGCAGCCCCCACAGCCGGAGATCTTTGGGCCGATGGGGTACAGCGCCGGGTCGTTCACCCAGAAGGTGGCGATCTCCACCGGAGTGCCCCGCCAGGTGCCGAAGGTGCCATTGGCTGCCTCCGTGCCGCTGGCCCCACTCAACCAGTCACCAGAGGCTGGTGGTGCGGTCGTAGGCGGAGCAGTGGTGGGTGCGACCGTAGTGGGCGCAGTCGTGGGCGAGGTGGGCGCAGTCGTGGGGACAGAGCCGAGAGCCCTGAGCCGGTCGTCGGTGTCGGAGTACAGGCACTTGGTCAGTGCGTCCCCCGTCAGACCGGTGCACAGACCAGGTCGAGGAGGCTGAGCCTGGGCGGCGCTGCCTCCCATGAACAGGAAGAGGACAGCGATCACCAGGGCTCTGAGCATTGGGTTCTCCTTGTCGGAGCCCCCGGGTCACTCGATGTGAGCGACCTTTCTCCTGGAGATCATTGTCTCGGCGGCGTCTGGATGGCAGACGCAGTGACAGGGGTCATGGCAGAACTTGCAGGTCTCTCGACAGGCGTCGTGTCTCTCGTGCAGGCAAGCCGTGGAGTAGTACCAGTGGTTGGCCAGGTCCTTGGAGATCTCGTCGGTCACCATCCGGACACCTCCATGATGGAGAAGTCGCGCTTCTTCCCCGGTGGGCCCGAGCGGGCACCCATGTACAGGGCACCGTCGATGAACTGCAGGCCCTCGGCCTCGGCACTGCTGTAGGTGGCTCCACCGCTCTTCAGGCAGCGGTAGATCTGGCTTATCGGGATGGTCAGCCGGGTCAGCTTCTTGCGCTTCTCGAAGCTGTAGACGTCGATGTACTGGTTGTGACCAGTGGAGCCGGACAGCACGGCCAGAGTGTCCCCGCCTGCCCCACAGCCCTGGAAGTACTTCCCCCGGTTGTGCTTGGAGACCTCGACCTCGCCGTACACCTTGGACTTGCCGTTGCCCTTGCGGTAGGCCTCCTCGTCCACCATCCGGTAGGTCTCGGAGCCGGAGTGGCCCTTCCGCAGGTAGAGGATGCCGGGGTTCTCCGCCGACAGCCCGAAGCCCTGGTTGGCCAGCCCACCGTCGTAGATGTCGACCACCGCCGACTCCTTGCGCACCCGGGTGGATCCCTTCTCGAAGACGACCCGAGCGGGCTTGGTGCTGGTGGTGTGACCGGAGCCGTTGTAGGAGTCCATCGGCACCCAGATCCAGACGTTGCCTGCGGCTGACTTGCGCACCCCGATCTGGTTGCCGTGGCCGAACAGCTCGCACTTGGTGGTGCCCTCGAACGTGCCCGTGCGGGAGAAGCGCCGGATCATGCTGTGCTCCCGGTCCCGAGCTCCCGCGTCCTGGGCCTGGCACAGGTACCACTTGCGGTCGATGGACTCGTAGACGGCGTTCTGCAGCAGGTTGGTCTTAGGCATCTGGTTGACCTTCAGGCCCACTCGGAAGGTCAGATCTGCGTCGGGCATCAGCCACCGAACATCGTGGTGCGCGTGCCGGGCAGGTTGGGGTCTCCAGCCCACTGGCTGCGCATCTTCCCCGGGCGCTTGTTGTGGGCGATGATCCCGGACTGCTTCTGGGCCCAGTGCTGATCGCGCACCGCCTTCACGGCGTCGTGGTGCTCCTGCAACTGCGCCGTCGTCTTCCTCCCCGGATTGGCAGCCTTGAAGTCCCTGGTCATCTGCCTCGTGGTGCCGAGCGCTGTCTTCTGCGCCGTCTTCTGGGCCTTGAAGTGGGCCTTCTGGGTCACCTTGTCGGCAGCCCGCCGCAGCTTGTTGTCCGCCACCATGAGCTTCCTCTCAGCCATGGTGGGGAGCATCTTGGCGATCTCCCCCTTCATCGGGAACTCCATGTCTGCCTTCCTCACTGTGTAGGCCTTGCCCACCCGGTCCTTGCGGCTGAAGATCCGCTTGAACCGACCTGGCTTGGGAGCGGTCTGAGGTCCTGGTCCGGGGATGTACGCGGGCCGTGCGGGAGTGGGTGCAGGCTCGGCCACCGGCTTGGGAGCGACCTGGGGCTTGACGGTGCGGGCGGTCTTGGCTGCCTGCATCTTCTCGTGCACCTGGCGGTAGCCCTTGTTCCAGTTGTTCTGACCCTTGATGGTCCGGTCGAACTCCTTGGACGAAGCACCCGCTTCCACGTGGGCCTGGCGCGCCTCAGGGATGGTCTTCTTCTTGAACCCAGGCTTCTCCCACTGCTGGACGGCATTGGAGTAGCCGGAAGGTGCCTCACCCAACTCCGTGGGCTTGTGTCCAGCGCCCCTGTAGTGACCACTGGCGATGAAGTCGGCCCGCCCCTCCTCCCGACCGTGCTTTTTCATGCTGGCCGGGATCTGACCGTGCAACCGGTACTCGGATCGTTTCGTCGAGGCATGCGCGGCCTCGTGTCTGCCGAGGTGGCCGTGGGACTTCTCACCCATCGACTGGCTGACGAACTTCTCCTTGTACTCGTTCTTGGGCGTGATGTGAACCATGGACTTGCCGCCGCCCTTGCCCCCCATCCGGTGGGCGAAGGCGTCGAAACCAGCCTTCTCGCCGAACTCAGCCAGCTTGGCCTGGTCGCCGGTCTTGAAGGCTTCCCGCAGGGGACCTGCCTCGGTCTCGATCTTCTTCCGGTAGCCCGACAGCACGGGGTCGGAGCGGTTGCCCAGAGCGCCCTTGGACTGGGCGTACTGGTTCACCGTCCGGATCTTGTGCTTCTGCTTGGCACCCAGGTCGACGGCCCGGACGAACTTGCCGTTGATGAAGGACTTGGCGACTTTGGCCCGCTTGCGCCGTCTCTTCCGCCGCACGGCTTCACTGAGGCCTACGCTGCCAGCGGTGGCGGTGGCAGCGTTCTCGACCAGACCCGCAAGGCCTACCCCCTTGCTGACTGTGCTTTTGGGTGCATCGACTCCACACGGAGCTCGAACAGGGACTTGGCGACCTTGTCCTTCTTCTTGTGATGGGTCACCGCCAGACCGCCCGCACCCACCGTGGCCACCCCGATGGCAGGGTTACGGATGCGGCGAACAGCGCCACCCATCTTCCCGTACACCCCGGCGAAGTAGCGGCTCTTCATGGCGTTCCCGCGCAGCTCTCCCACCTTCGCGGCCTGGGCCTTGGACTTCCCCGCCAGGATCTTCGGGTCCCGCCAGACCTTCGACTCGCCCTTCTCCGGGCCGATGTCGGGCACCCGGGGGTTCGTCTTGCCCGGGAAGGGGTTGACCTTGTGCCCGCCCGAGTTCGGGATGATCTTGTGCGCCTCATCCAGGTCAGCAGCAGCTGAGCGGGACCACTTGCGCCCGTGGTGCTCCAGCGCCCGGGCACCACCCACACTGACCCCAGCCGTCGCAGCACCGGCACCCAGGGCGGCACCGAAGGCGGTGTCACCCTTCTTCTCCGCCTTGGAGACCGGCTGTGCCTTGTTCTTCTTCGCCTGCCGGATGCGGTGCACACCCAGGGCGGTCAGACCGGCACCACCCACCAGGGCAGCGTGCGACCCCTTCCGGGCCACCTTCAGGTGCCGGATGATCTTGGTCTCGGCAGCACTCTGTCCGGCGTTGTGGGCGGCTTTGAGATGAGCGACCCGAGAAGCATCGGGAGCAGCCTTGGTATCGCTGAGGTTGAAGGCCTGGTGCGTGTGGTGGGCGTTGGTCCGGTAGCCGAACTCCCCGCCCTTGTACGCCCGCGCAGCCATCTTCACCTTCTCGCGCCGGTTGGCCGCACCCGTGACGTCCATCAGCAGACGGTCCGACTTCAGTCCCGGAACCCCGCCACCAGCGAAGCCACCGGCAGCAGCGACGCCGCCTGCCCCGACCATGGCACCACCGCCAGCACGCTTGTGCTGGTTGTCGTCCCTGGCCGCCTTCATCACCAGCCGGACGTCCACCCCCTGCTGTCGCAGGATGTCTGCGGTGCTCACTTCTTCTTCTTCGGGAAGGTCTTCTTGGGCTCGTCCGCCTTGGGCCGCTGCTTCATGGCTTCCTTCTTCTCCCGGATGCTCAGCTCACTGATGCGCTTCTTGTGGGTGTACTCCAGGTCCTTGGACCGCTTGTTGTGCCGGTGTTCCAGATCCTTGGCCCTGCGGTCGTGCTCCAGGGCCTGCCGCTTGGACTTGCCGTCGATCTCCAGACCCTGCTTCTGGCCCTGCATCTTCAGCTCGGCGTCGCGGCCCTTGATATCCATGTCCATCTGCTTGCCCTGGGCATCCATCTCCTGCTGCTGCATGGCCCCGGCCTGCTCTTGCTCCTGCATCTCGGGCGTGGGGGCCTGGGCCTGCATCTCGGCCTGCTCCGGGGTCATCCCCTCGGCCACCATCTGCTGCTTCTGCTTCGCGCCCTCGAAGGCCATGGCGTTCTGCATGTCGGCCTCCTCCCGCCGCATCTCCTCCACCTCCTGGGGGAGATCGGGCAAGTGCGAGGCCTCGCGCAGGAACTTCTCCAGGTCCGGGTCCGGGAAGAAGGTCATCCCCAGACCGGCCATGGTCTGCATGAAGGCACCCAGCTCAGCCAGGTTGGGCGGGTCGACGTTGCTGGGCTCGATCCGGGGGAGCTTGTCCAGCTTCCACTGGTTCATGGCGAACAGCCGGGGGATGGCATGGCGGTTGAACACGTCCGCGATGCCCTGGGCGATGCTGTTCAGGGCAGCCCGGAAGATGCCCGTCTTGTCCACATGGAGGGCGTAGGAGCCCGTTCCCTGGTGACCAACCTTGATGAAGTCGGCCAGCACGGTCATCAATATCTCGGTGCTGTACCGCTCGATCAGGGCGTTGGTGTCGAAGGTCTTGCCACCGCCCGAGCTCAACAGCTGGAAGTCGTACTCTGGCGTCTTGGTGTCCGGGTCCACGTCCGAGGGGATGACCACACCGTCGTGCTCGTCCCTTCGGACGTTGCTCACCAGGCGCTTGAACGCCGTGAACAGCTGCTTCTGCTGCGGCGTCGCGTCCGGCTTCATGATCTGGCTGGGGACCTTGGCGAAGGGCAGACCGGCCAGGTCACGCTCCACGCCGATAGCCTCGAACTCCTCCAGCCGCTTCTTGAAGAACCAGGGCCGGTAGGCGTTGCGGAGGATGCTCCGCCCCTCGGGGTTGCCCTTGTGCGCGCCCGTACGGAACAGCAGGCACCGCTCGATGCTCAGCGTCCGCTGGGTGTAGGTGGGGGCCGGGATCTGCACCATGCCCTTGATGCCGCCCGTGTCGTCGAACAGCCAGCGATGCAGCGTCTCCTGGGCCCTGATCGGCATCTTGCGCCAGCCGATCTTGCCGTCTGTGAACTTGCTGCGCCTTCGCCCGTCGTTCTCCCAGGGACCGATGCGCTTCTTGTAGACGATCTCGTGCCAGCTCCACCCGTAGGGGAGCATGCTCAGGATCTCCGCCACCAGGTCGTCGAAGCTGTGGGACATGTCGTCGATGCACTCCTCGACGAACTGCACCGCCTTCGCCTGCTCGGGGGAGGAGTCGTCCCCCACCACCGTCCAGGTGACCTCACGCAGCAGCTTCTCGATGGTGAAGAGCAGAGCGCCGATGGTCGCATCGTTCTGCGACATCTCGGTGAAGACCTTGACGCCCTTGGTCCCGCGTAGCGCGGGCAGGAACTCCTCGTCGATGACTCCGGTGGACCGCTTCAGGCCGGTGCCACCGAGCTCGACAAAGGGCGGACCGACCGGGATCTTCTTGGCTTCGCCGTCCACGGCGACGTCAATGATCTCCGGATACCCGCCTGCCGGTGGGTTCACGTACTCAGTCGACATCGGTCCTCCTGCGGATCAGTCTCTCAGGGCTAGCAACGCAGGACGTGGAAAACGCCCTGGAGGAGGGATGGTCTGCTCGGGGGGTCAGACCGTTCACTCCAGGACGCCGTCACTTCAGGATATGAGCACTGTCACGACGATGGCCAATATCACGACACACAGACCTACCGCAACCACGAGGGCAGCTGCCCAGTCACCTACGGGGTTGTGCAGAGGCTTCAGACGGCTCTCTGGGGTGGTACCTGCGGCGTCGTGTCACCATCTGTCACCAGCAGATGCTGGACAGTGTTGGTGACCCCGGTCGGCTTCCACAGTCCCATATGCGCGCCTACCGAGACGATGAATGCAGGCAATGCGCTAATCAGCGCCACCCCGAGATCGAAGACCTCTCCTGAGCTCAGGGCACGAGCCAGCTCGGACAGCAGAGCTAGCACTAGGTTGAGACCCGCCAGGAGGAGTGCCTTCACACCGCCCCTCATGCTGGTCTTGGTAACCAACCCCACCAGCAGGGGCAGGACGAAGGCGATGAGCAGCTGGACGATGCTCAGCGCGTCCCACGTGACGGTCACAGCCTCAGCCTATCCACCCTCGCTCGTCGGGACGCAGACCCAGATGGGCAGGTCCTGGTCCACGGGTGCGCGCTGGTGCACCTCTACCTCGCCGAAGGTGAAGCCGTCCGGACACGGGGTGTCGGTGGGAGCCACAGTCGGAGCAGCTGGACCAGGAGGACCACTCGGTCCACTAGGGCCAGGTACACCCTGAGCGCCGTCCTTGCCATCTACTCCGTCCTTTCCGTCTGCGCCGTCCTTGCCTTGCGCTCCTGTCGCTCCCTGCGGGCCTGGCGGTCCGGTCTCTCCCCCAGCAGGTCCGGGAAGGCCAGCAGGCCCAGCTGGACCTGGAACGCCTGCTTCACCGTCCTGCCCGTCTTGTCCGTCTGCACCTGCAGGCCCTGGAACGCCCTGCGGACCTGGTGCACCTGGTTCGCCAGCTCCCGGAAGTCCACGCGCTCCTGCAGGTCCAGGAGGGCCTTGCTCACCGTCTGCTCCATCGAGTCCGTTCTTCCCGTTCGTTCCTGGTGGACCCTGAGGCCCCTCGATCTGGACCGTGTTGTTGGCATCTGCCAACGGGTCCTCTCCCAACAGCGGGGGCAGCACCGCCATCGCC